CTGATCCCAATAAAAAAGATCCCTCATTTTCTTTTGAATCACCTGGCCCTGATTTAACAGGTGGTCTATCAGTTCTAGAGGCCATGCTTAGAATTTATCTGACTGCTCGTGGATTACCTTCAGATGAAGTATCGGGTCAAGTATCAAATCAAACTGCTACAAGTGGTATTGAAAGATTATTGAATATGATTGATAAGTTTGAAGCATCACGTGAGGATATTTCTTATTTTGAAAATGCAGAGCACATGATATTTAAAATACTAATGAAGTGGTCAAATGTATTACAGGATGCTGAAAGAAATGGTGAGAATGTATTAATTGAAGAGTTAAACATTGCAAATATATCTGATCAAATTGAATTACAAATACAATTTCAAAAGCCTGAGATGATACAAACAAAACAAGACATTGAGGAGTCGATAATTAGAAGACTAGATAAAGGTCTAATGTCTGAATTGGAAGCATTCATGGAGTTGTATGATATTGATGAGGACATGGCTAAAGAGAGAATTGAAAATATAGAAAAAGAAAAACAGGCTAGAGTTAATTCGTTTCAGTTGGCATCAGGAACAGAGCCGCAACCATTTGAGGTAAATCTAAATGGCCAAGCCCAAGATAACGAAGAATAATGTAGAGCAAACTATAAATTTAAAAGAGATATTTGGAGTATCATTTAAAGATGCTCCAGCTCTTAAGCAAGCTATCGGTCAAAAGATTATTGATAAGATAATCAGACGTACTGAATCAGGCCAGGGCATATCTTTTAGTGATTCTGGTAAAGCATCTACATTAAAGTTAAAAGCTCCATATTCTAAAGCTTATCAGAAATCAACAGACTTCAAAGCATTTGGTAAGTCAAAAAACAAAGTTAATATGACATTAACTGGTGACATGTTAGGTTTATTAGATATTAAAAGACAGACAGCAGATACCATTACAATAGGTTGGAACAAGGATGATGATCAAGATGCTAAGGCATACAATCACAACATTGGGGACACTGTGCCTCGCCGACCGTTTTTTGGTATCTCTCATACTGAGCTCTTAAAAATAAAGGCTGATATGAAATCAGAAGTTAAGCAAGCTTTAAAGATTAAGGAAGCTGAGGGTAAATCAGCATTTAACGACTTTGTTCTAGGTCTAATAAAAGAACTAGACGAGGATTAATAATGGCTCTTATTAACGTTAAAAAACAAAGCTTAAATGATTTAAAAGTAAGCATTAAAAAAAAGCTTTTATCAGTTCAAAATGATAGAAAGAGTTTGAAAGAGGTAGCAGAGTTTTCAGTTGACAGAATAAAGTCTTTTGCTAGACGTGGCAAGCCATTAAGGTCTTTAAAGTTTGGTAGACCTGGTAAATTCCCAATACTATCTGATTTGACACCAGCTTTTAGAAGAAATATAGCTAAATCAAATCCAACACATAAAACCTATGGAAAAAGTGGTAGAAAAAGAAACCTAACTATCACGGGGCAGCTTATCGAAGGCACTATGTTTAAGATAAAAAGAAACGTTATTAGTATATTTGTTGGAGGTAGGCGTAGAAAATACCGTGGTGCTAATGGCAAAAAAATAGATGGACCAACGTCTAATAAGCAATTATTCAAAGAATTAGTTGATAGGAACAAAAGGTATAACTTTTTAGGTATGGATAGATTAGGATTTAAGAGAATTAAGAATATGATGAAGAGAAACTTAAGGAGGCTTTTAAGACAATAAGGTCTTGATGGCTTGCAAAATAAATGTAAAGGAGTACAATAAATGGAAAATACAACCCAGCCCAGTGGGCAAACTGATCTTGCTGGTAGCACAGAACAGAAAACTCAAACAGACGACCGAATCGCTAGTAGTGAGGATACAGTAGCATACTCGACTCATAAGAAGTTGTTAGCTGAAAAGAAAAATCTTCAAGCTAAATATGAAGAGATTGAAAAGAAGTTTAACAGTATTCATGAGGAGAAATTGCAAAATGAGGGTAAGAAGGACGAGTTACTTGAAGCGTATAAACAAAAAATAAACGACTATGAATCTAAGTTTAGTAATTTTGCGTTTTCTACAGTTGCTAATAACGTTGCGCTTGAAGCAAAAGAAATGGGATGTGTTGACCACGATGCTTTAATTAAGCTTGTTGATCTTTCATCTTTAAATGTTGGTGATAATTTCGCAGTTGATAAGGATGAGGTAAAGACGATGCTTGAGAACGTGAAAAAAGAGAAGCCTTATTTATTTAAAAAGGAAGCTCCAAAAGTTCACGGTGGCGTTGTGAAAAAAGCCGAAGCTCCTATGGGTTATGCCGAAGAGCTCGCAGCAGCAAAAACTCAAGTTGAGTTGGAAGCTGTTTTAAGAAAACATGGACGAATATAAATATTAACTAGGAGGGGATAATGCCTTTTACTACTAACCTAAGTGGAACTGCTCAAGTAGATGATTCCATTAGAATTGAATATGATCAGCAATTCATCATTGCTGCTGCTCAAGAACAAGTTATGGACCAGTTTGTTTCATACAAAAAACAAATCGATGCTAAATCAATCGATTTCGAAAAATATAGCCAATTATCTTTAGCCACTACTCCATTAGTGGAAGTAGATGATCCTGTATCTGAGGCTATGGTAGATGCTAACATCTTACTTACTCCAGAAGAATATGGTAATGTTGTTACTACTACTAAGCTTGCTAACCTACAAACTGGTGGAAAAGCTGATCTAGCAGCTGCTCGTTTAGTTGGCCTAAACATGGGTAGAACTTTAGATAAATTAGCTGTATTAGCTGCTGAAGCAAGTGGGAATGAATTGTTTGCTGGAAATGCTACTTCTGAAGCTACTATTGATGCTGCAGATGTTATGGACGTTAGTTTTTTAAATAAACTTTATAACAAACTAGCTCGTCAATCAGTACAGCCTTTAAGTGATGGAATGTATGTTGCCATAATGCATGACGATGTTATCCATGATCTTAGAAACAGCTCTGGTGCTGGTAGCTGGCAGGACATTAAAAAATACACTGATCCTTCTCAAATCTTGAGAAATGAAGTTGGTCAAATCGCTGGCTTTAAAATCATCAGAGACAACCACATATCTATCAACACTGATGCTGGTGCAACTACTGTTGATACTTACCACACTCTTTGCATGGGTTTTAACGCTTTAGGTAAAGCCGTATCTAAAGAGCCTGGAATGGTTGCAAGTGGTCCTTTTGATAAATTAGGACGTTTTGTAAACCTTGGATGGTATGGTGTTGTTAAGTATGGCATCATCGATTCAGATGCATTGTTTTTAGGAACTTCTGCTTCTAGCATTGGTGCAAACGCATAATAATCCTTAAAATTAAGTGGGGAGCCTGGATGTCTGGGCTCCTTTTTATAGTTTAGGTGTTTTTCTATGAGCGATGCTAAAAATTTATCTAAAGTTAAGGTTTACTTAAAGGCTAAGACTGAGGATGAGCTTATACAAAAGCAGTTAAAAAATAATTTGTTAAACAATATGATGTATGACTATAGTAATCCTATACCTATAACTGATGGTTTTATAACTTGGTTTTATGCTGACGTTACAAAGCATAGGAGGCTTAAATAATGGCTTTGCCTGGTGACGTTAGAGATAGAGATTTCAAAGCATTTAAAGAAAACGCCACAGACGGTGGTATTGATAGAAGAGTTCATGATGTGGATGCTAATGCCAGTTTGAATGGTATTGGTGGTATGTTGAATGGGGTTAAATACGATGCTTTTAGCGTTGCTTATCCTACAGCAGTTCAGGAAGTCTATAGTTTTTATTCTGGTGGACTTGCTGGAACTTTAGTTGCTACAATTACTATTGTTTACGATACTGCTTCTAAGAACGATATATTAACGGCGGTTAAGGTTTAATGGGCTTTCAATTTAATCCGTTTACAGGCAATTTTGATAGGAAAGAGCCATCTACTGCTACGACTATTGTTGATTCAGCAACTAAATTAAAGATACAAAGAACGGCCCTGGTTAATGTTGATGCTGGTGAGGTTTTAAAAGCTCATTCATCAACAGTGGCAACACTGGCTACTGCAGACAACACTCAACAGGATGCTCAGGTATTAGGTATTGCAGAGAACACAGTTTTAGCAGGAGCTACGGTGGATATTGTATTACTAGGAGTTGTTAGTAATGCTGCATTTAGTATATTTAGTATTAACTCCCCTTTATTTTTAGATGTTGACGGTGGGATAACAGATACTAAAAGAACTAGTGGATTTCATGTTGTTGTTGGAAAAGCTTTAGGTAATAATGACATTCTATTTCAACCAAGTAACCCCACGACGATTGCATAAGGAGTAACAGTGGCAACTACAAGTAAACCAAGGAAAAATAAAAAAATAGTTAAAAAAACATCTAAGAAGGTCTCTGTTAAGCCTAATGAAAAAGAAGTATTAGGCATACTTGAACACCAAGACTTACGTCAGTTAGAAAATTTGTCTAAAGATGTATTAAATTGTAAACTTGATATGAACTTAGAAGAACAATCTCAAAAAAACATGACTCTAGAGATGCTATTAATGCAGCAGAAGATAGAGAAACAGAGAGAATTAGTTGTTATTAAGTCAGAGAGATTTGAAGCAAAAAAAAGGCAGTATCAAGATTTTAAAAAAGAAATAAGTCC